GGCATTCCTGGATTGGTTGTACTTTGGCGGTCTGCCTTGTGCTTTTATAACTTTATTCATAACTGTATGTAGTGGAATCAGAAGCTTCCGAAGATACTAAATGTTGTAAAAACAATCCTCTCCGAGTCTAGTGATAAAATAGAGTAAAATTGTCAAAACTGTCAATAAAAAAAAATATTTTTTTTAATCATACTTTGGAGCAATGAGTCGGTATATTTTTTCTTTATCTTGCAGCTTAAAGTTTTGTTTTATTCTTGCAATGATTGTCATTAATAATTCGCTGTATTTATTTTTTACTTTACGTCTATCAAGTGCTGTTAATCTTCCAATCTTACTCCACGATAATCGTTTACCTCTTAACCAAATAATTTTACGATCTTCATCACTTTGTATCAATTGGATAAGTCTTAATGCTAATTCCCAACGAGATATACTGCGTGGCGATAAACTTATTTTTGGCTCACTATCACCATAATTGAGCCAATCAATCCTATTCATATCCATCCAAAAGGTTAATTTCTGCTTACGAGTAGCACTAGGCATTCGTTGATCCGTTAAAAAAGCATCATAATATAATTGATCTAAGTCGTGTTCCGTTATCCGCATAAGTGTTTTGCATAGGAGAGAGCATCTTGTTTTGTATCTTTATTGGCAACTTGCTCTAACCATTCATTGTAACGATGAGGAGATAGTCTTGTAACCATCATACGAATATATTTATTTTCCATATTTTGATGATAACCTAATCCATTGTTGACTACTTGCTTGTAATAAGGATTAGAATTCTTTGCGAACTTCTTAATTGTTTTATTTATATCTATATAAGTAATAGGTTTAGTAGGAGGTGCAGGTTTGTTCATAGTTTTTGGCTTTGAAACGCATATATCTGCATGGGTTAAGTATTCTTCTTCTGTTAATTTGAAGTGGTTTTTCCCCTTAATTGACAACTTATAAACAAGCTTAAGCTCGTGAAGTTTGGCTGTGGAGTGTTGGACTTGTCGTAGTGATAAGCCAGTTATTTTTACCAACCTTCTGTTTGTTGGATATGTTTGCCTGGTTTTCGTATTATGATGTTCTAATATCGCTGACGCAACCTGGACATCGGCTTTGGTTAAACTTTTTGTGTTAATGACTTTTAGGAGGAGCTTCCACTTTTCGACAAGCATTCTCTCTCCGCAGCTATAAAGCAATCTTTGTAATACGATTTCCAATAATTATTTGTTTCTTCAACAATCTTTGCATAGTGCATCGCTTTATTATCTAAATATTGCTTTGCTAGTTCTTTATTATCTTTATCTAATTGTTGTGATTGTTTCAAAATATTCTCCTTGATCTGCAACAACACATTGAAAACGAGCAATGACGCAACCCTTCGGAATATATATCTCTGTTCCTTTTTCTTTTATTTCTGGGTTAAAATCTTTACTGCAATAAAGAACATAATCGCCTTTATCGTTTGGATTTTCATCCATCCAACCAACATTTATGTTAGTAGATGATTTGCCATCCCATTCCTCTTTCCAAATGCCATCACCTTCTGTTGGATCTTTCCAGACAACAAAATAACAGTTTTTAGCCAATTCCTTCGTTGCATGAAGATAATCCATACGCATATATCTACACCTGTTGTAGATAAGAGTCATTTTAAAGGTTTATATATTTTTATATGTATATTATATGTCTATTGATACAATTGAGGATAAATTATATGAGCCAAAAACATTAAAACTAAAACAATATGCAAGATTTATTTGTTCGTATGATTTGAATGAATTACCAATTCAAATAAAATAGACATAATTTACTAACAAGTTTTATTCACTTTTTTCACAAGAAACTACATACAAACTACTGATATTTCTACTTACCATGTAGATTAATGCTTTTTTTATAAGAATATATAGGATACTTCTACTCATTATGAGTAGTAATTCCAATGTAATCAATATCCCAAGTAATGCAAAAATAATACCAAATTACTTTATTGATCGTGGTTTAGATCACTTTTCTCCAACACAAGCTACTACTCCTCTCGATGTATGGATTTACAAATACCTTCATTGCAACCAGGAGAAAAGAAGAAAGATGAAGGGTAGTTCTAAAATGCGTTGTGGAGTTCTTGCAGGAGATAGTGTGGCTGCCGATATATCAGGAAAAGTAAGACCAATATTTCATTATGATGGTTACAAAGAATGGAACGATGAAAAAGATGAAATGCAATGGAAGAACGATAAAGAATTTATTAATGCAACAATAGAACAAATATTTTTAGGATTAAAAGATGTTGGTATCAAATGGAAAGATAAAAGAGCTAAAGTTGTATTTGAATATTATGTTAGTTATGAAGATGATAGACTAGTCATTCCGATTATTGGAAGAACAGACATTCAAACTCCAACAGCTCTTGTTGAATTAAAAACAAAATGGAGCAGACGAGGTGCAAAGAAAAAAGATGGCACAAACAGTTTTTCTTTTCCTAAATTAAAAGATGAGCCAGAAGATACACATTTGCAACAATCAGCCATGTATTACCATGCAACGAAAATTCCAACATTTATAGTCCAGGCAACAGCAAAAGAGTTTAAAGTTTTTGATATACGAGAAAAAGATCATAAAGCTGCACTCAACGAATTAGTTGTTAATTGCATGAAGAAACAAGAAGTGGCAAAGTTAGATGAGCCACAAAAAGTAATTCAACCAGATTTTAGTCATTATACTTGGAACATAGGTGATGAGTTTTTAAAAGAAGCAAAGGAGTTATATGGCTACTGAAACTGCCGATAATATTAAATTAAAAGAAGCTATTGATGAATTAAGAAACATTCCTAATACAAAAGAATTCAAAGTACCAATTCACAAAAAATGGTATGCAACAGTTAATACAAGAAATCATATTTTCAGAAAATATTTTGGAACTGACGCAAGTTATATATCACGAGTAGAGTTTCGTGATCCCATTTTTCATAATGATAAAATGATTTTTGCAGGATCAGTAGTAGCAACAACGGAATTATGGATTAAAAAAAATATGATTGCTGTTGGTATTGCTGAAGAAATAAGGAATTCATCACCTGTTAACAGAACAAGTGCAACAGAAAATGCAATGACAAGTTCTCTTGGTATTTGTTTGGCTAGAGCAGGATTAGATGGAGGAGAATTTGCATCTGCTGATGAGATGCAAATCGCAACTCGTAATGGATTAGCCGTTGACGAGTTAGAAAAGACTGGAATTGTCAGTCCTAAAAATAACGATGCGAGTGATACTTCGGAGGAGAATAAAAATCATATTCCTCCTATAAAAGAAGATGATCTATCCTCTGAAGTATCTTTAAGTGATTTTACAATGATAAGTAATGCAATTGATGGATCTAAACATCTTGGACAACTTCGATCTATTTATACAAAATTTAAAAATGAAATAGATAGCAACGAGCAGCTACAAGGAGTTTACAAAAATCACGAAGAAAAAATTAATCGCAATAAACCTAAAGACGATGGATGGGATATATGAGTGAAAAGTTTGAATTGAAAGAAGGTAAAGGAAATATAATGCCAAATAAAGATGCTGATGCAAAGCATCATTATTACGGATCTATAAGAGTTTCTCGTGATGTTAAACAAGGAGAAACAATAAAATTACAAGGTTATAAAAATGAAAGTCAAAGTGGTAACAAATATATTGGCTTACAAATGTTAGATAAGCGAGAACAAGATTTATAATGGATTTATATAATCAAGTTACAGAAGTTCTTGAACAAGCTGATCTCCTGGTTAGTGGTGAAAGAAAAAATATCTACGGAGAGTTTGATAAAAACCACGATGATATTGCGAAGATATGGAGTGTCATTTTAAAAACTCCAATACGAGCTGACCAGGTTACGTTGTGTATGGCAGGTGTAAAGATCGCAAGAGCTTCTAATCCTGATTCGTATAGCCGAGATAATTATATAGATGGAGCTGCATATTTATCTATGACCAACGCACTACAAATGAAAAAGAATGGTGAT